GCGTAGACCCACAGGTTCCCGCCCGCCAGGACTGACGCCGGGGTGGCGATACCGGTCAGCACTTCGTCGGGGATGGGGAACGCCAGGAACCCGCCGAGCTGCCCGGCGTAGTGGGCCCGCACCGTCTGCACCTCGGCACTGGTGAGCATCGGGAAGGTGAGCCTGAGCCGTTGGCCCACAACCGCGTTGCTGTGCCGCACACGCACCTCCCGGCCGTTCAACGCCAGGTGCGGCGAGTGAGGATAGGCCCCTGGTGTGAAGACGCGGACGGATGGGATCAGCTCGGGGAAGGCGGCCATTGCTATGCGGTCCTCGTGGCGGATTCAATCCACACGTCGTCGGAGGTGCCGGAGAAGTCGGTAGCGCCTGGGCCGCGTGTCGCCCAGATTCCGCCGGTGACGCCCAGCGTTTCGGGGTCAAGACCGCCGGTGCCATTGCGCTTGGTGAAGCCAACAGTCGCGCCAAACACAACGCTGGGCGTGACATAGCCAGCCCTGAAGATGCTGTTAGCTGTGACTCTGGCCCTGGAATAGGTGAGAAGCTCGTCGCGCCCAGTGGCGCCGGAGCTGTTGGAGAAAAAGAACGTGCCAAAAGCAAACGTGACGGTGTATTCCTGGGTGCCCCACTTGCTCCAGTCAAATCCGACTTCCTCGCCCGAGGCGGAGTTTGCGATCTTGTCCTTGAGGGCGTCGAGCAACGGCTGGGGCAGCGACTCTCCAACCTGAAGATCCTGGGGCGGCCCGCTGAGATCGATCGGCTTCTGCTTGTCCTTGGAATCAAGCGGATTCTCTGTGCCGCCACCGGGCGACTCCTCCCCACCGCCGATGCCACCGCCGCCGATGCCGTCGCCATCAGGCCAACCGGGCGGGGTCGTGGGCGGGCCACTGGGAACGCCAGGATCTCCAGGAATGGCGGGCGCCTCAGTGTCGCCCCAGCCCGTGCCGCCACCCTCAAGGCCATCGGGGGCCTCGTAGTCCGGCGATTCGGGTTCATCCGGCACCGAGTCATCGTCCGGGTCGTTCACGTCGCAGGTGATGGCGTCAGCCTTGCCCGTGGCGAACAGCACGCCGCTGGCGGTAGCCGCCATCACGTCACGCGCCACCAAACTGGCGCCGTCGCCGTCCACGGGGAAGTGCACCAGGTCAAGACTGATCTCGCCCGACCTAGCCTTGCCGATCCGGTCCACCTCATACAGCTGGTTGTGCTCGCCGGCCACCGCCGAGGACGCCACCCGCGCCAGCTTTACCTGCACCACGTCGCCCCGCTGCAGCGTGGTGTTGAAGGTGCTGGGGCGCACCCTGATCCGGAGCGTGTGCGTCACCCACCGACGGCGAGCAAGGATGTAGGCGCCGGCCCGAACAGCGTGCAGCTCTGAGCAGCAGAACTGCGACAGGTCGTGCTGCTCGAAGGGACCCTCCAGCGCGGTGGCGGTGTAGCGCACCTCCGTGGTGCGGATCAGGCCGATGTCGTCGTCAGGCTGCTGGCGCCAGACCATCACCGCGCAGATCGGCCGCCGGTCCGCCAGGGGGATGTAGCTGATTTCGAAGCTGCCCGGCACAATCCGGGTTTCGTCAAACAGGTACACCGGGCTGATCGGGCCCAGGTCCACCGCGTTGTCTCCGTCGACCGGCAGCAGCGGGCGAAGGCTCAGGCGGCCCTGCACCTTCGTCTTCTGGAGCAGGAAGTAGCGCAGCGTTGAGGCCATCATGTCCTCGAGGTTCTGGGCCTCCCGGAGCTCGCCGTTGAACCACAGGCCCATGCCATCGGTGAACTCAGCCGCCGCGGTCATCCCGTCAGTGTCGATCAGCCGCGACGGCAGCCGGCTGGTGTTGGTCGCAAGCCAGCGCACCAGGTCCACCACGTTGTTGCTGGGGCCCGTCACGTCGTCCAGTAGCCGGGTGACGTGCATCCCGCCGCGGACGAACATGTGCACCTGGCGGTCCCACTGGGTGAAACCATCCGGCACCGTGATGGTGAAGAAGGCGGTCGACACGCCGGCGTAGCTGCCGCCGGTGCCGCAGTAGTAGGGAGCCTCTGGCTTGTCGTAGCCGATCCGCTCCACGATGAAGTTGCCCGGCGTCCAGGTGCCAGCACGGCCGTCGTAGGTCTGCCCGAAGGTGCCGACCCGGCAGCTGCGCTGGAACACGTCCCGCACCTGCACCTTGTCGATCTCGCCCTCGCTCAGCAGCAGGTGATAGGTCGCGGTGACCGCGTTGCTGGTGTCGTTCTCAAACCGCGCCTCGGTCGCCCCGGGGCTGATCAGCACGCCACCGACGTCTCCAACCCGGCGGCCGAACACGATCGGCACCGGCTCGCCGATCACCACCGCCCGTTGGGCCGTGTCCAGGTTGTCCGCCCCGGTGGCGCCCGCGGCATCCAGTGGCGCCCCGACCTGCCCCTGCTGGTAGAGCAGCAGGTCGAACGGATCAGCCCCGGAGATCCCCATCGCTCAGCCCCCCAGCTTGCACGGCACACCGACCAGCCGGGTGGTGCAGGTGCGCGGTGGCACCTGTGCCCCCACCGGCGCCAGGCCGCTGCCAAGCTCGAGGGTGATTGACTCGAAGCCGCCGCTGGCGCCCACCACCTCGCCGATGAAGCTGGCCACCAGGTCCTGACCGGACTGCGGCGCGTCGTTCCCGTCGAACAGGTCGAACTCGTAGACCTGCAGCTCGGCCAGCCAGGCAGCACGGATCGCGGCATCCACCTCACGCATCACCAGCGCAGTGGCCGGCAGCGTCACGGTGATGCCGCCCTCGTCGCCGGTCTGGCCCTCCACGAACCCGTCGGCGTCGAACGGCAGCCACTGCCAGGTGCCGCCGTCCCACACCACGCTGGCGTTGACGTAGTAGTTCTGCCAGCGGTCGTAGACCGTGTCGCCGCTGCTGAGGCTGAGGTACTGCGCCTGGGCCCTAGCCATCAGCCCACCCCCATGGCGTAGCGACCGCCGGGCGTGCGCAGCTGGCGGATCGTCTGGCTGATGCCCGCCTTCACCATCTTCTCGGCGTCCTGCACCGTCAGGTAGCGCTGGCCGTCCTGGCTCTGCATCACCGGCCCGGTCGTGATGCTCACGCTCACCGAGGGCGTGCCGCCGGCAGCAGGCCCGCCGCTACTGGTGGGAATCGCCGCGGCGCCGCGGGCACCGGCCAGGAAGTTGGCAGAGAAGGCCGCGGCCTTGCCCTCGGGGACGATGTACTCCCGCCCGGCCTCACCCACCAGGCCGAGCGTCGGGCTCGTGACGTAGCCGCCCTGGGCGAAGGCGGGGACGCTCACCTCCTTGAGAAGGCTGAAGGTGGACTGCTTCAACGCCGAGCGCATCCGGTTCACACCCTCGATCATCTTGTTGATCAAGCGGATCACCGAGTTGACAATGTTTGCAGCCCAGCTCAGTAATCCCCGCAATGCCGACTTGCCAGCATCTACAACCACGTTCCACGCTTTCACGATTGGATCGATCAAGAACCGGCGGAACGTGTCGCCAATAGCCTTGAACACGTTCCCAATCCAGCTGGAGAACGCCGTCCATCCGGCCTGCAGCGACTTCAGCAGAATCCCGCCCACCGCCTGCAAACCCTCCCACGCTTTCACGTAAGGCTCAGCAAACACCTTGTAGAAGATGTCGAGCAGACCAGTGAACAGTCCCACCCAAAACTCGCGGATGGGTTCGCCCCATGCCCACAGCGCTTGAATCGCCTCAGCGATGTAGCCGGCCACCGCTTGGAAGAACGCACCGATCTGATCGCGGAAGGTGTAGATCGCAATGCCGGCCGCCACCAACGCCGCCACCAGCACCACAGGCCAGGTGACGAATCCAGCAATCACCGTGGCCAGGCCCGTGAAGAACGGCACCACAGCGCCCAGGGCGCCAGCGATCGAAGCCAGCGCACCTGCCAGCCCGGCGCCGCCGGTAAGAAATCCGATCAAGCCGCCAACCAGCGTGATGGTGGCGGAGATCATCGGTGCCAGCGCGGTGAACGCCACGGCCACCAGCGCTACCGCGCCAACGACTCCACGGATTGGTTCGGGCAGCTTGTTGAACGCATCAAACCCGGCGCTCACCGCGGCCGTGATCCCCTCCAGCGCCGGCAGCAGCGTGATCAGCAGGTCAGCCCCGACAGCCCCGACCTTGCCGCTCAGCCGCGACAGGCTGGTGCTGTATTCGTTCGCCCGCTTCGCAAAGGCGTCCGTCATCTTCACGCTCAGCGCATCGATCGCCGCGCCGCCCTTGTTCAGCATCGGGATCATGTCGGCACCGGCTCGGCCGAACAAGGCGATGGCGGTGGCGGTCTTCTGCACGCCGTCCGGCATCTTCTTGAACTTGTCGGCAATCTCCAGCATCACCGCATCAGCAGACTTGAGCTTGCCGCTGGAATCCGTCGCGCTGATACCCAGGCCTTTCAGCGCATCGGCCGTCGGACCGGTGCCGTCCTTGGCATCCAGCAGCCCCTTCGATAGCTTCCCGATCCCCTTCGCCACAGCGTCAATGTCGGTGCCGGTGCCGACCGCCGCCTTCTTGAACTTCGCCAGCGTCGCGACGCTCACGCCGGTTCGCTGGCTCAGGATATACATGTTGTTGGCGCCGTCCAGCGACGACTTCGCTAGCCCGATCAGGCCTGCGGCCGACAGCAGCGGGGTCAGCGTGCCCATGGCTCCGGACAGGCCACCCAGGCCCGCCGACTTCGTGAGGCCCTGCAGCCCCTGGCTGGCGGCCGCGGCCTTCCCCTGCAGCCCACCGATCGCTTGCCCCAGGCCCTTGACCGCGCCCTCGCCCTGGACGTTCGCCTTGATGTTCAGCAGTGCACTCAGCGCAACCGCCATCAGCCCCGCTCCCTCTGCGCCGCTTCGTAGATCAGCTCCAGCGCCCGTTGCTCCATCACCTGCAAGTCCTCAAGCACGTCGCGCATCTCCGCCTCCGCAGGCAGATACAGCCTACCGAGGGCCAGCACCACGGCATAGTCCAGGCCGCACACACCAGCCGGCGCCACCCTTGATGGCTCACCGGTGCGCCACTGCGTCGAGCACCGCAGGAACAGCTCCACCGCCGACAGGTTCTCCGGCCAGAGTTCGTAGTCCTGTTCCTTCACCGCTGCCTCCGGCAGCACCACGCCGTAGGCAGCGGCGCTCTCCTCCAGTTCCTTGCGCCTGTTGCCGCCGCCGCCGAACCAGTAGTCGACGGCGCCCGTCAGTTTTTTCGGCGCGCCCCGGGGATGCTCTCCTCCCACGCGGCGATGATCGCCTGGGCCACGTCGGGGATGTTCAGCAGCTCGGACTTCGTTGCCTCGCTATAGGGCGCCTCAGCGGCGCCTGGCTCCTCGCTCTCCAGGATCCCGCTCCAGCCGACCACCAGCTCGGCCGCCATCTGCCGGGGCGTAAGCAGCTCCAGGTCCTCGGTGAGGAGGCCGGCCTCCAGCTTGCCCTGCTGGATCGCAACCTGGCGAATCAGCTCCTCACGGCGCTGCTCGCTGATGCGCTGGAACTCCACCTCGAAGGTGTAAGAGCGCAGCCGGCCGGCGCCGGTCTCGGCCGGCACCTTCACGGTCACCGGCCAGCTGTAGCTGCTGCTCTGCTTGAGGACGAAGGCCATCAGGTGAAGACGAAGGAGTGGTCGTCGTAGCCGTTGGTCGCCGTGGGGATCGGCATGAAGGGCAGCTTGAGCAGCTCCACGCCGTCGCCATCCTCGTAGGCCGGATCGCCCAGGCTGAGGCCGGAGGCGTTGAAGGTGACGATGTTCCCCGCGGTGATGCCGTGGGTCCAGGTGAGTGCGCCGCCGGTCTGGTTGGCGGCCTGGCTGAAAAAGTCCTTCTGGGCGATCGTGGGCGACTCAATCGAGACCTCGCCCTCGGGCTTGCGCTCGGTGTCAATCCGCACCTGCGCGGTGCAGCCGGCCCGCTGGTGGAGCTTCGGGCTGCGGCCAGCCTTGAAGGTGAAGCTCTCCAGGCAGCTGGAGTAGCTGTAGAGCGAGACCGTGGGCGTGTTGGTGGAGTTGACCACCAACGGCTCTGCCTGGTCGCCGTAGGTGAGGCTTGGGTTGGCCACGTCCGTGGGGACGCTGTAGAAGCCCATGCCCTCGAACTTGGCCACTGGGATGCTGCCCGTCTTCAGATCAAACGACAGCTCACCGCGCACGCCGGTCAGCAGGTGCTTCTTCCCGCCATGGCGCACGTCCAGGGTGATGCCCTCAAAGCTGCTGCCAATCGGGGCGTAGGTGACGCTCGTGTCGGCGACGATCGTCTCGCTGTAGCCGGCAGCGCGGAAGAACAGGCCCGTCCGAGGCGGCGTGCCTGGGTCTCCACTGCCGGTCAGCTCGAACGACAGGCTGATGCCCGCCATCTTCTGGGCCGCAACCCGCGGCCGGTTGCCGGCGTAGGGGTACAGCAGGTCGCGGTCAGCCAGCTCCATCTGGAGCGGCGAGAGCTGCAGGTCATTCCCGACCCGCATCACCTGCGAGCCAGTAGGCGCCGCGCTGGTGCCGTAGGTGGTTTCCACCCCGGCCATGACGAACCTGTTAAAGGTCGTTGCTGTCATCGGTCTTCACCTCAACGGCTGGATCGGGGGTGGGGGTGGTCTGCGCAACAGCAACGGCGGGCTCCCACCGACCGCCACGGAGCACGTAGCTGCCGCCCTCGGCGGGCAGCGGTGGAAGCTCCTGCGGCTGGGGCCTGGCTTTGCTCACGCTGCGTAGACGCAGAGAACTGGGCTCATGCTACCGGGACCGGGGCCCTGCGCTACGGCCTGACATAGCAGCCGTTGAAATACCCGAGGTTGTTCAGGTTCTGGCTGCTGCCACTGTATTGCTCCATGAAGACCTCGACGTAATCAGTCGATCCGTTCAGGTAAACACAGCCGGAGCAGCCAGCGTAAGTAAACACTCCCGCGCCAGCTGCCCGCACGAACCCATAACCAAACTTCGTGGACCCATTCAATTTCAGTGAGGGGTAGATGTCTGTATTGACCCCGTTGTTGTTGACGACCGCGTTAAACTGATACCATCCTGGTATCTTTGGGGTAAATCTCGACGTTGACGAGTCGTAGTAGCCCCCGACATTCGAGCCTACGGTTGCGAAGTTAACTTTCGTGCCGCTGGCCCCAGTGGCGACAGAAGTGGCGACGCTGGTTTCAGCGCGAAAGCCTGGCCCTGATTGGGTACTGCGGCTGTAGCTGAAACGACGAAAAATCCCGGCCATGATCAAACGTCCTTCGTGCCGTGGATCTGAATCGTCACCTTCGACGCGGTGGTGGTGACGGCCTGGATACTGTCGTTCGTATCGCTCAGCACGATGCCATCAGGCGGAGCCTCAAAGGTGAATGTCTCTAAGCTGGCAAGGCTGATCTCCAGAAATTGGTTTGTCACGCCTGCCGTTCCCAGGC